GTACACGACCCCCGCCACGTCGTCCTCCCCCGAGACTCCACGCGAGGCGTAATGGCACTCCTCACCAGCGATTTCCGCCCCACGCCCGTTGTCGCCGCCCGCGTCCCCGACGCCAAGGCTCTCGGATCGCCGCGCGAGTTCATCGAGGCGTCGGTCGGTTACGTCAACGGCTACGGCATCAACGGCGCCAAGCCGCGCCCGTGGAACTACCACGTCGGGATGCGGCAGTACCAGTCCTGGGCATTCGCCGCCGCCAACAAGAACGCCCACGCCGTCGCAGGCGTCCCCCTGCGCCTGTACGTGCACGTCCGCCCCGACGCCAAGCCCAAGCGGGAGTTCCGGTGCGCCAACGGCGCGATCGACACGAAGGCATGGACGAAGGCGGTGGAAAAGGGCGAATCGCTCATCTACGACACCCGGCCGGTGTCGGAGGCCACGAAACGCTACCTGAAGGGGCACGGCGGGAACATCGACAAGCGCCCGTCCGATCGGGTGTGGTGCAAGGCGGTGGAATTCGGCGGGGACATTGAAGAGGTGATGGAACCCCACCCGGCGCTCGCCCTGCTCAAGAGCGTCAACAAGTGGTGGAACGGGTGGGAGTACACCGTCCTGCGGATCCTCGACCTCCAGATCGCGGGCAACAGCTACCTGCTCTACATCACCGACCCGCGGACGCAGATCCCGGATTCCGTGTGGCGGATGCCGCCGCAGTGGACGGCCGTAATCCCCGACCCGACGAATACCGACCTCATCGCCGGTTACTCCTACGGTGCCAACGGGAACGAGAAGGTGTTCGTCGCTGAGGACGTGACCCACTTCCGCAGCCCGAACCCGGGCGACATGTACTACGGCAAGGGGTGGTTCGAGGCCAATTGGACGGCGCTGGGGCTTCACAACTCCAAACGCGAAGAGGACACCGCCCGCCACGACAACATGAGCCGGCCCGACTGGCTGCTCGCGATCAAGAACGGCGCGAGCCCGGAAATCCTCAAGCGGCTGCAAGCGGCCGTGGAGGAGCGGCTGAGGGGAACGGACAAGGCCGGGAAGTTCCTGGCAGTGGGCGGGGACGTGTCGGCGACAGCGCTCAACCTTCCGCCGATCGAGGCAGGCACGCCGACGCGGATCATCGAGGAGTTCGCCGCCGTGTCGGGTGTCCCCGTGGCGATGCTGTTGAGCAATGACCCCACGAAGGCGAGCTCGCAGGTGGCGCGGCTCGGGTGGTACCGGGACACCGTGCACGGGTACTGCCTGATGGACGAGGAGAAGTTGAACGAAAAGCACCTGCCGCGATACCCCGGCACGGAAGACATGATCCTCGCCTATGACCCGGTGGCGTTCGAGGACCGGAACCAGATGGTGAAGGAGCAGATCGCCCTTGTCGCTGCGGGCATCCGTACGCCGAATCAGGCGAACGTGGCGCTCGGGTACGTGCGGCAGGACGACCCCGCCGCCGACCAGTTGTACGCCCCAGCCGGGAGCACGGGCGGCGCGGCCGCAGTGGTTGGGGATTTGGCCGTCGGGCAGAACGACGAGCGAAGAAACGAAGAGGAGTGACCATCTCGCAACGCGAGTGAGGTAATCACCATGACCACGAAAGAAGCCAACGGCCAGCGCATCAACAAAGCGTTCTCCGCCGACGTGGCGGTCGCCGACGGCGAGCGAGCCGTCACCGCCACCATCACCACTGCCGTCTGCGACCGCGACGGGGAAGTCGTGATCCCGGCCGGGGTGAACTCGAAAGAGTACGAGAAGAACCCCGTCCTCCTCCTCCAGCACTCCTATTGGGGCATGCCCCTGGGGAAGTGCGTGGCCCTGAGGCGGGAGGATGAGCGGATCGTCGCCAAGTTCGTGTTCGCCAGCCGGCCCGAGAACCACCCGGCGGACGAGGAGTGGATGCCCGAAACCGTCTTTTCGCTCTTTCAACAGGGCGTGTTGCGGGCGTTCTCGATCGGGTTCATCCCCACGGAAACCCGTCCGGCCAACGACCGCGACGTGGAGAAGTTCGGCGGCGCCACCCGCCGAGTCATCTCGAAATCGAAGCTACTGGAGGTGTCCGTCGTCACCGTCCCGGCGAATCAGGAAGCGGTGGCGACCGCCGTGAGCAAGGGGCTGAGCGAGGCAACGGCCAAGGCCCTGTTCGGCTACGAGGCCAAGGGCGAGGGCGAGGAAGAGGATGACAAGCCGGAGATGGGGACGTGCTCCGGTTGCGGCAAGGAACTGCCCGTCGATGACATGGAGGAGGACGGCGGGGAGTACACCTGCCCCGAGTGCGAGGGCGAAGACGAGGAGGGCGAGAAGGCCACGGACGAAGAGGAGGACGGCGAGCTCGTGGTGGCGTCCGTGGACGTACCGGAGCCGAAGGCGTTCGAGCCGCCCGCCGAGGAGTACGTCTACCACGAGATCGACACCCCGGCGGAGGACGCCGAGGTGATGGTGCGGCAACTCGTCACTGTCGAAGTCGCCAAACGGCAGGGGCGCGCCTACTTGAAATAAACGACGGCCGTAGCTCAACGGCAGAGCACGGGGCCGCTCAGCACTCCGCGGG